TCTTGCAGCTTGCGTTCAATACCCTGCTCGCGCTCCCGCAGCGCTTGGCGCAGGGGCTCCGGCAGCTTCGACCAGTCGCCGTAATCGTCCTTGTACCACACCGGCTTCCAGGGCGGCTCCTGCGGCGCCTGAGCGGGCGCGGCCTGCGCCGGCGCGGGCGCTTCTTCCCGGGGGCGCGGCGCAAACTTGCCGACCTCGTCGCGGTTGTACTGGCGCTCGGGCGCCTCGCGCCCCTCGTTCGCTTCGTCCAGAAGCGCGCCAATGTCGTCTTCCACGCCGGTCAGGTCGTCGTCGGTGTCACGGACCATTGCAGTTTTCCCATATCGCTCTCAGAGCTGATGCCGTGCTGGTGCAGCGCCTCGTTGACGCCGCTCTCGATGACGCGGTCGTCGATGTCGACCGAGCGCCGCGTGTTGGCCGCCGCGTACTCGTTGCCGATCTCGATGCAGCCCGCGTCCTTGGTGGCCTGCCGATACGCCGCCTTGCTGTCGAACTTGCGCAGCGCCGCGTGGTGGTAGAGGCCGTTGACCCCGCCCGGCAGCGTGTCGCGCACCACGAAGGGCGCGGCATGATCGCTGCGTTGCGGCGCCTCGTCTTTGCAGTTGTCCGGCCAGCGCCCCAGCTGATGTAGGTCGCCGCAATGCCGGCACAGCCGATAAGAGCGCCTCACGCGTTGGCCCTCGCCAGCCCTGCGGCGATCAGCGCCGCTGCGGGATCAGGTCGCGCCAACGCATCACCGCCGCCGCAGGACCATGACGACATGAGCGAGGTTGTAGCCGGTGCACAGGCCGATAACCCATGTCAGGAGCATGGCGAAGACCTCAGCGCTCATGCCGCTTCGTCCATCGGCTGCGGTTGCGCTTCGGCCTGCGCCGCGGCCTTCACGGCTTGCATCAGGTCCACCACGTCATCCTCCATCGCGCGGATGCCGAGGGTTTTGATCGCTGCGTCAAGCAGGCCAGCGAGGGTTTGGAATTGAGCGGGGGTGAGGTCGAGTGTCATTGCTTGCCTGCTGTGATTGCTGCGTTGATCGGTGCGAGGTCATAGCCTGCCCACCAGTCGTTGAGCAGCATCTGCTCAAGGTGACGAACATTGCGGTCAAGCGTGTCGAGATCATCCGCGTCCGTGGTTGGCACGAGGCTGTTGATCAGGGTCACGCTGTCGAGCATCGCTGAGTAGTGGCGTGCAATTTCTTCCGGTGTCGGATTATCTATGGCCATAATGTGCCTCCGCTGTGGTCAAAGAGCGTGCCGTAATTGGTCACGCCGCCCGCAGTGCTGCCGATCATGATATCGCCGTCATCGCCGAGACCTGTGCCATCTGACATCCAAATCACCACATTGCCCTCTGCGGGCTTGGCGGGGTCGCTTGTGCGCTCAAGCAGGCGGATGCGGTCGTGGAAGTAGCGGCCGCCGATGTTGATTTGGTTTGACGCTGTATTGCTATCTAGCTCGATGCTAGCGCCAATCACAATATTAGAGCCGCCTGATGACAAAGCGTTTCCGGCGTTAAACCCTAACGCTATATTGTTCGCCCCCGTTGTCACGTTCAGCGCGCCATTGCCAACAGCTACATTGTTGTTTCCTGCCGCACCGTTTAGCGTGTAACTGCCAAAAGCGACGTTTTGTTCGCTTGTTGTAATGTTTATTCCGCTTTGCGCGCCAAAGATTGTGTTAGCTGCACCTGTCGTGATTTTGCTGCCTGCGCTATGGCCTACCAATGTTGACCGTGTTGCAGTTGTTTGGTCCCGTCCGGCCAAATAACCAACCGCAACGCCTTGGTCTCCTGTCGTGTTTTTGTTGAAAGCCGCAACACCAACAGCCGTCATCTGGTTGACCGTGGTGTTAAAGTAGAGCGCGCCAGTTCCTATCGCGACGCTGTCGGAGCCCGTCGTGTTGGAGAAGAGCGCGTTCGTTCCCACCGCAACGCTGTCGGAGCCTGTGGTGTTCGAGTAGAGCGCGTTCATCCCCACCGCGCTAATGTTGCCGCCCGTGGTGTTGCTTAGCAGCGCCCGATACCCGACGCCTACGTTATTCGTTCCCGTCAGGCTCGCGCTATGCAGCGCCTCAAACCCAAGTGCGGTGTTCGTTGCGACAACCGTCTGGCCGCCTAGGCCGATGGTGAGGGTCTGCGCCGTGACGCGCCCGCCTTTGCTCACCTTAAACTGACTCGTCCCCCCCACCTGCAAGTCCAGCAACAGGGAGCCCGCTGCGGAGGCGGTGTCGGTGACATTCATTTTGATGGCCGTGAACGTGGTGCCGCCTGCGTTCCACGTATCCGCCATGTCATAGATGTTCATCGTGGTCATGGCTTAGCGTCCCACTATCTCTGATCCATCACGCGCAACGATGAACAGCCCACTGCGCGAAAAAATCTCTTTTGGCGATGTCGTGCCGGGGCCGTTCACAACGCAGATCGGCGGCGCGCCAGAACTCACCACCGTCACCGGCGGCCCGTCCGCCACGGCCAAAGCCGGCGGCCCATCAGGAACCAGCGTCACAGGCACACCGCCAGACGGGACGATGCACACAATGCGATGGCTCATACGGGCGGCCCCTGCCGCATCGCCGTCGCTTCACGCTTCGTCACGATCTCCGCCGTTCCCCGCTCTCGTTCCCATTCCAAGCGCTGCCGCTCCAGATCCAGCTTCAATGCCTCAAGGCGCAGCTTCTCGCGGTCCAGAGCCAAGCGCTCCCGCTCAAGCTCCGCATCGCTCTGCGCCTTCTGCTGCGCCATAGCGGCGTCCATCTGCATCTGCTGCGTCTTCAGCTGAAGCTCAGCCTTGCCCATCTCGGCTTCGGCCTGCGCCTTCACGGTCTGCGGATCCGGCGGCGCGGGCGGCTTCGGCTTCGCCGCGGCTTCCACCGCCTGCTCCACCACCTGCTCCAGCTGATCCACCTTGTCGAAGCGCCGCACGGCGAACAGCAACAGCTCGCCGACCATCTTCGCCACCTCAGGCCCTTGCGCCGCGACCGGGGCCGCCTTCTCAAGGTACTGGCTCATCGCCGTCACGAACTCGACCGCCGTTTGCTTCTCCTGCTGCTGGTCAGGCTCAAGCGTGCTGTCGCTCTCGATGTCGATGCGGAACGTGCGGACCAGATCGCCCTGCAGGAGCTGCTGCACCTGCATCAGGATCGCCATCTCTTGGCCCTGCGGCGCGTAACGGCTCAACACCTCCTGGTCGATGCTCGCCATCGACAGCAACTGCTGGAACGGCACCGCCTCGCTCAAAATCTCGGCCTTGAGGCGCAGCAGATCGACCACGAAGCGCTGCACGTCCTTTTGCAAGCGCTTGACCCGCTGGCTGCCCCATTGCGCCTTGATGCCCTGCGCCGTGGCCGTCTCGCTCGGATCGCTGACGCCCCGCAGCACGTCGCCCAGGCCCGACACCTCATACAGCGTCTGCTTGGCCTGCTCGCGCTGCTGATACAGGCTCTGGATGACCGAGACGACCTGCTCGACCGGATACCACTCGATGTTGCCCCGAGCGCCGCCGCCTTCGGCGAACATCGCCCAGTTCGCCACCGGGATCATCTCGTTTTCAGTGCCGGCCAACAGCTGGCCAATGGCCTCGTTGTCGCCGTTGTACACGCCGACGACCTTCAGCGCTTTCTGCAGCGCCCCGATCCGCGCCGTGATGCGGTTCAGCTCCTGCGCCTGCGTCTGATACATGACGTAGTCAGGCACCGGCAGCATGTTGTCCGCTGTCGTGGTGCCGAGCAGCGGCTTCGGACACGGGAAGAAGCCAGCGAAGCGCTGCGGCGGCGGAACCTGCCCTAACAGCGCATGCTCGTTCGACCCCGGCGCAAGGTAGATGACCGTGCCGCCCTGCTTATCCCAAATCTCCCAAATCTGGGCCTGGCTCTGTTTGCCTTCGCCGTCACGCCGGTTCTCGACGCCGTAATCCATCTCGATGGCCTGCAGATTGACCTGCAGCCCGCGCTCCTGCACCCACTTGGCCAGCTCGCGCCGGCCCATGCACGTCCGCCGCGCCACCCATGGCACGTCCTGCCATTGCTTGGCCGGGCCGTGCAGAAAGTCGGGCCAGGGCACATACACGCACTCGGCGGCCTCATAGGCCACGTCCTGCTGATCGCCCTCGCCGACAATTTCCGGCGTGTACATCACCCACGCTTGGCCGCGACCGACCACAAGGCGGTCCCGCACAGCGCTGTCGACCGCAGCATCGAAGTCATACAGCTCGCAGGTCGTGACAAGCGCCCGCTCAAGGATGGCCGACGTGAGCCGCCCCACAGGGTCACGGTCCCGATGCCGGCGCTTCACCTTAGGCTTGGGCGTCTGCATATAGACCGCCGGGCGCAGGGTCTCGACGTTCGACCACAGGATGTTGAACCGGGCGGCATTGCCCTCGCTCATGTCCCGCTCGTCGATGTAAATCTTCTCGATCTTCTTGCCGCGCTCTTCCCACTTCTTCTGGGCGCGTTGCGCCTTGGCGATCTCCTCACGCCAGCGCTTGCCTAGCTTGACGGCGTCCTCAGACGGCGCAAGGGGCTCCTGCGCCTCTGTCCCTGACGGCTCGTCCACTTACACCAACCCTTCTTCTTCGCGGCGGCGGCGATCATGCGCCCGCACCAGATCATTCCATGTCGCTGTGTTGCCCGGGCCAGCCACCACGGCGCGCGCAGGCGGAGGCGGCGGCTTGGGCGGCTGCAATGCGCGCCAAGCCAAGGCGAGATACTGAAACGCATCAGCCGGATGGCTCGCCCAATCCTTGCGCGGCGCGTCGCGGAAGGTCTTGAGCACCTCGTCATAGTCGGCCTTGTACTGCCGCAGAGCCTCAAGCCCGTCGTGACAGCGCAAGGCGTCGAACTGCGTGCGCGGCAGCGTCAGCTTGGCCGCCGCGATCCGGTCGTCGATCTTCTGACCCATCACGATCTTGGGATTGCCGCCCGCCAGCTTCAGCTGCTCGATACGGGTGCGACCCGATCCAATGTCTGTCGCCCGGGCGTCTTCCGGCACGTAGTCCGCGTCGATCCTGTAGCCCCGGTCCCGGGTCTTCTTCAGCACCTGCGGAATACCGTCGCTATGCACGCCTTCCACAAAGTCGATGACGTTCACACCGATGCGCGTCGGCTGCCAGATCCACACCGGCATGTTCGCGCCCTTGCCCAAATCCCACACCGTGTAACAGGGCAGCGAGGGATCATACGGCACGTCCGTGATGCGCCCTTGCGCGGCGGCGTCGGACATCTCCTTGCCGAAATACGCCCCGAGGATTGCCGCCTCGAAGCTGCACTCGAACTCCTGTGCGTACTGCTCCGCGGTCATCTCAGCGCGCGCGTCGTCCAGTTCGCTCTGCGGCAGCAGGCCCGTTTCACTGGCCCGCAACAGCACGGAAAACCAGCCGGGCTCCACCAGCGAGCGCTGATAGATGTCGTAAAACTCGTTCATGCCCTTCGGCGTGCCGATGAACACCGCCCAGCCTTGGCGGTCGGCCAGCATCGGACGCACCACCTCGCCCCACACCGTCGGGCGCATGTCGGCGAACTCATCGAGCACGCAGCCGTCGAGATAAGCGCCCCGCAGCCGGTCAGGGTTGTCGGCGCCATGGATCGAGATGCGGGCGCCGGTCATCAGCTCGACCCACAGCTCGCTTTCGTTCTTCTCCGCGATGATCGGCTGAGCAAAGCGCTTCAAATACGCCCACGCCACTTCCTTGGCCTGCGCCC